TTGCAGGATTTTGTTCCATTGTTCTTTCAGCATTGCTTAAGTTTGGTGAAAGTGTATTTACAGTGCCATTTGCATCTGATGTAAATACAGGAATGTTCCAATGGTCGCCACCATCAGTTCTTTTAATTAAAACAAACGCAGGTTTAAAGCCTGTATAAACAAATGTTCCGTCTGTACTTCCATTACCTGTATAAGAATTTATGGAACTATACCCCTCAATTTCTGCGAAACAGTAGGCGACATAGGTAGTTCCATTTGAATTACTATCTCCTGCATACCCAACTGCAAAGGTACTTGAGCCAACTGAACTAGGGTGATTATCTCCCCAAGTTGCATTGTTCGTATCATCAGCTTGAGCAGAGCTACTGTTTAATATAATTTCACTACCTGCGGTTAAATCTTTATGATAAACCATCCAGTTTTCTACACTACTACGACCTTTTAAAATTATCATAGCAGGTGCTTTTCCTAACCCATGACCTATAGTGGAATTATCAGAGCCATTTCCTGTATAAGTCACAACACTAAAACCTGAAGTTTGATTTGCTTGAACTGTAGATGTAATACTTCCGTCTGTGTTAGATGATGTAGTACCTGCGTTTAATTTCCAATTCCATGCTACCATTTGTTCACTTGCAGGAGGGTTTATTCTTCCATCATTACCCATTGAATATCCGTCACTATCAAAAGAAGTGAGACCTTGCGACCTAGTATCTTCTGCATTTTGAGATGTTGTTGATAATTGTTTGGTAGCACCTCTACTTGAATCATACAAAGTATGTCCTGCACCACCTGTCCTTGTTTTTGCCCAAACCCAATCAGGTTGAAAACCAACACCTGTCACAGATAGAGTAGCATTAGTTGCAGTGTATAAAATAGTATTAAAATATTGACTACCATCATCAATCGTAGGGGATAATTCAGTTGCTAGGTTTTGAGTACATAGTGCAAGATAGCCAGAGGGTGGTGCGTATTCAAAGTTTCCATATCCGTTATCATCACTGTTGCCAGATGTGATTGAGAATGGTGGGTTTCCAAAATTAAATTCTTGAACATTTGATGTACTTAAACCTGCCGAATGTCCACTATAGGCAGTCATTGGACTTCCGTTAAAAATAGTAGTGTTGTTTGTTACATATCCACTGCCTGATGTAGGGTCACCGCCTGTTTGTGATGTCTGCCAATTCCACCAGTTACCATTTACACCAACATACAAACGACCATTGTCCATATCAACAGCAAATCTAACAATATCATTATCAGACAAAGCAGTAAAAAAACCATCAACTTCAGTTACGCTACCATCCACTACAATTAGTACTCTATTCAAAGTGGCTGTAGATATTTCAACTCCACTATAGTTATTTTGTATAATGCCTGTTCCTGTTACACTTTCATAATTTGCAATCCCTACTCTAGTTCTATCACTTGCGCCTCTTGACACTATCTTAACCTCAAAATACCACTTCCCTGAAGGAGGCATTAATGTTTGACCATAAAGACCAAAATCTCCAGTTCCTGTCTTTGATACTTTTAAATTGCCTTCACTAATTGTAAAATTACTTGCAGATGGGTGGATAGTACTCATAGTAGCAAAGTTATTAGTCGGTGTATCTGTTGTTTGGTCAGTAGATGCTAAATTAGTTGCAGTAAAGTCATTATTGTTTCCACTTACATCATTTCCTAATGATGAACTGTCCTCAAAATCTAAATGAAATCCATTTGTGCCATAGCTTCCGTCATATTCTTTGGGTTTCCATATACCACTATCTACATCAAATTCACCAAAGTCAGTATGTGCTTTTGCAGTTCCGTCAATAAGATATGTTTCTGCTATATATCCATCAAATAAAGCTGAGTCACCTGCTTGTTGCCTACCAATGATATTGTTGTAGCCTGATACATTCATAAAACTATCATAGTTTAGAGTAGGATAATTTGCAGTTGCGAAGTCTGTGACTTCTAATCCATTGACATAAAGTTCTAATCTATCTGCTTCAGTTGATTGGGTGGAATCATGTTTAATAAAAAAATGATACCAAGCACTAGGGTCGCGATAAACTGCATTGGTTTCTAATCTATCTACATATCCACCAGAATAATTATAAAAATTAAATCTATTATTGCTTTCATCAAAAAACATTGATGAATAATTACTTGCATTATTTGATGTAAATATAAATTGTTGACTACCACTTGAGGGAATATCGCTTCTTTTTACCCATGAACTCCAAGTCCAAGTTTTTCTATTACCTGCACTATTTGTTCTTGTTAAGAAAGCACTATCATCATCATTAAATCTTAGGGAATTATCAATGCTATAACCACCTGCAACTGCACTGTTCCCACCTAGAATAGGAAATGTCATTTATATCTCCTCTGGGAAACTAGCTAAAGGTCTTGAGGTTGTATTTGTATCTTCGTCATACACCCAAGTGAATAAAGTTTTTAAAGCGTCAACATCAGAACATGCGTTTATTTGTGTTTCCATTTCATTAGATTTTGCTCTTACATTTGTTCTGTAAGTTGCAATATCACTAGGAACATTATAATCAGATACTTCAGTTGCTTTGACTACATGCCAATCAGTAGAAGATAGAAGCCCACCTGCTTGTTGTTTGATTTTTTCAATCTCTAATGATTTTAGTCCTTTGACTTTTACATCACCAACAGAAACATCACTAGGTCTGTCATCATCATCATCTGCCCATAGAATATCTGCTAAAGGTTTTGCAGTTGCAGTGCCATAGCTTCCTGTGACAGTACCACTAGAATAGGCATAACTAACATTAGTATTGATATAGTAAGCTTCATCTTTTTGATTAGTTGTGTCCATGACGACTTCATATATGCCAATCGCTTCCCTCTCAGCGTTTGACCATAATGAAAAAATTGTTTTAGGATATTGATTATCACCAATGGTTATTCCTTTATTAGAATTAACTATCCTAACAAAAGCATTATCTTCTACTAAAGCAAACATTATGTAAGATTCAAACTCCTTCCAGTTTCATATAAATTTGTTCCGTTTGATTGAAAAATTATAATATCTCTAGCACTTGCAGTTGTAGTGAGTGTAGGTGCGGTTGCAGATGCAAACTTAAATACAGAATTAAATGTAGCAGTTCTTGAGCCTGTGCCATCTTGAATAATTATTAAAGCATAAAATCCACCATCAATTAAATTTGTCGGTGCTGAAAAAGTTCTATTACCACCCAAAGTCACTTGAGCCACTTGGATAGCTGATGTATCCCAAGCTATGGTTGCACCATCTGTTAGCGTTCCTGTAGGTGAGTAAGCTACATTATCAAATAATATTTTACCTGTTCCGTTAGGTGTAAACTGTATATTGCCATTTGAAGCAGATACAAACTGATTACCATTAACATCTAAATCACCGCCTAGTTGTGGTGAGGTGTCGTTTACTAAATCAGCAACAACAGAACTGTCTAACCAATTAACTGTGTTAGCTGAATAGTCAATAGTGGCTAGTGATATATTATCTGAGCCATCATAAAATTTTAAAGTTGGGTTTGTTGCATTAGTTGTATCTAGCCAAATAGTACCTGCTACTGCTCCACTAGGTGTAGAACTGCCTGAATGTGTTGAATTGATTGCTGATAATGCATTGTTTATATCGCTTCTAGTCGCAGGGAAACCCTGATTGGCGATATTCATATCGTGTTGTGCCATAACTTCTTTTTAATGCCCTTTCGCTATATAGTCAAATGTTTTACTTATTGCAGTGCCACCTGAATTTTTAAATGTTATATCATAGCCTGATACTGATTTGTTAGTTATTTCATAAAAATCACCTGTTGCCAATCCTTGTGCTGAAACACCAATAGCAGGGGTAGAAATAAACACAGGTGAGAATGTAATAGATTTAGTTCCTGCACCTGATGCTACATCATTTTCAGAAACCAATCTTTCTTGCATATCTGCATCTACGGATAGTGCTGATACCACAGGAGTTGCGGAGTTATCTAAACTCTGCATTATTAATCTAAATTTAAAATATCTTGCAGAGTAATCACCCACATTGAAATTTCTAAATGATGTGTAAGTGATATTATCAGTGGATGTAGCAATCTCTAAATGACTAGAGGCGTTCACAGATGCGTCACCATCAAAATTGGAAGCTTGTGAATCAAATAATCCTGCTACGTTATCAAACAATCTATCTCTATCATCTGTAGTTTGAGTAATATTCGCAGTTAATCTAGTTGTTTGTGTACTTCCTAAATCTATAATATTAGCAAATTCATAAGTTCCACTAGACGGAACATTGTCATTAGTTGTACCACCATCAAAATTTCTTGTAGTTATGTCATCAAAATTATCTGTAGTGTTATCATCAAAGTTTTCTAAACTATCTAATTCAAGGTTATTATCTACTGCAACACAGTTTGTTTTAGTTCCTGTAAAGTTTGGATTTTCTGTAGCAGTATTAGCATTAGTAAAGTCTCCAATAGCAGTAATATTAGTAGTAATAATAGTTTCATTAGATGAGAAGTTGCCTAGCTTATCTACTGCCTTAATAAGATATGAGCCTGTTCTAGCAGGTACAGTCACAGATGTTGCAGGTCTTGATACTCTGTTAATTAAAGTAAAACTATTTTGCCATTCTGGATTGACTGTTTCTGTAGTGAAGTTAACAACATAATAATTGAGGTCTGCGTCTGGTATGCTCTCCCAAGATAGATGAGCATCACTACCTACAATATTAATTGCGAAGTCTTGCACGTCACTCGGTGGGTCAATCTCACCAATTATATCTCTTGTAGCAGTGACGTTTGTACTTTCAACACCTAATGAATTTATAGCCTTAACTCTTACTGTGTAATTATCACCTGAGATAACATTCAATACTCTATGAAATAAATCTACTGTGCCTCTACTATGTACAATAAAATTACTATCAGCAGTTCTTTTATATTCTACTTGATATTCTCTAACAAATTGGTCTGGTGATGCACCGATAGTTATATTCATAGCAACAATAACTGTTCCGTCATTGTAAGATATTAGTTCATCAGCAAGGGTGACTGAAGCAGGGGGTTGTACTGTGAAAGGGTCAGGTAGTGAAGTATCAGGCTCAATCGCTACTTCTGTTTGTGTTTCAAAAGTATAAAAACTATCTTGATGCTCTATTAATGATAAAGAAACAGTATAATCAGAATTTATACCTAATCCTGCAACTCTAAAATTTTTAGCTGAAAAACCTGTTAAATCTTCTGTTAATGCAACAATATCACCAACTGCTAAATTCATAGCTTCATAGTTTGCAGTCAATGAAACGGATAGACTGTTTCTTGAACGCAATAAAACAAGTTTAGCCATTTCTTTTGCTTGATAAGGTGAAGTAATTGTTGGTAAATCTATTGCACCCTCTTGAAGAATACTTCCATCTTCACTTAAATAAGTTGAATGGTTTGTATCATAAACAATCGTATCACTTTGATAGTTCTTTTCTGGATTAATAAATGTTGCTTGAATTTTATTAAACTTAGAATTTTTCTTTTCTGATTGAACTTGCATACCACCAATCACATTATCTTTATTCAGAGTAAGAACTGATGAGCCTGTTGTTTCTACAACAAGTCTATATTTACCTTGCTGATAAGTTAATAAACCTCTCATACCTCGTAAAAGGTTTTTAACATTATCCATAATTTTATTTGAAGTATCTAAAACAACATTTGTATCTATAAGATTAATTTGTGATGCACCTGAATAGGGTGTTATCTGTGTGGCACATACAGTGGATGCAGTATAGAAACTAGGTATATCTATATTTGCAATCGGAATACCTTTACCAAATCTTGTATCTGTTAAATAATTAAGAAGAATAAAAGCAGGATTGGTTGAATATTGATTTGCAGTTTCATTACTACTTCCATCATAAGTAGATATTAATTTACCTTGAACTTTAGCTTGTATGTTTGGAATACCTGTATATTTATCTGCATCCCATTGTATTCTAAATGCAATATAAGATACTCCAGATAATTTATGATTACTTCCCCAATTCGTTAGTGTTGATAATAAACTAGAAGCTGATTGGCTATCACCACCAAAAAAAGGTTGAATAGTTATAGTAGTTCCAAAGCGACTATCATTAGAAGTAATCTGTGTACCATCTGCGATAGAGCCATCAAAAGTCACTGCATCATCATTAACTTTTATTTGAGTTATATTATTTATTTTACCTTCACATAATACGATAGCACCATACAGATATTGATTATCTGTTCCTGAAACTTCTAAAAATACTCTCGTACCACCAATTAATCTCTCACCATAAACAACTGGGATATGAGCATTATTAGATTGTTTATTAAGTAAAACACCTCTTGCATTTTGGTCAGCTAAATCTTTGTCAAAATCTGGTACTGATGGAATGTCTATAAACCAAGAAATCACTTCAGTGAATGCTTGTTGAACACCCTTCCAAATATTATTAAGTGCTTTTCCTATATCATTTAAAAAATTACCCATTATTTTTTACCCCAAAGAATATCTTGCACTGTTAATCCTGCAAATTCAAAACCAACATCTGTATTAAAAAATCTTTGTTGACTTCCATTGTTTGTTTTTCTTCCTGCAGTTCTACTAAAGTCTGCAAAGTGTGAAGTACAATTTATAACCATTCTGCCTTTTTCAGTATCTATTCTGAAGCTATCAATAAAACCTATTTCATAAGCAAATGTATCTATTAAAGCATCTGTGCTATCTAAGAATCCCATATCCACAGTCACTTGGTCATTGTTTACTACATTGTTTAAAACTATAGAAACAAAGGCACTATCTACTGCTGATAATTCTATTTGAAAACTAGATACATCAATAGATGAATTTTCACTCTTACCACTTATTCCTAGTAAATGAGAACTTGCAGTATATGTATTAGAATTATGGGTTAAATCTTTATAATGGTTTGTTATTCTTTGAGGTGTAGGAAAGTTTAACTCTACCAAAGCAATCGCTTTAATATTTTGATTGCCTAACTCTGTGGTTATAGCACTAGATAACCCTCTAGTCATTACAATGCCTCTATAAAATCAACTTCAAATTTATATAAATCTATATCGTCAGTATTAAACTGTTGAATGTCATTAGTTAGTCTTACTGTAAAGGGAACATTATCATAAGTTATTGTGGCATCATCAGCTAAGTTCTCTCGTAATGGTGGCTCTATTGTTAGAGTAGATGCGTTCCCTGATGGAGTGACATCTTCAACAATCATATAGACTTTGCTATGGCTACCAAATTTAATTAAATCACCTGCCAAAAATGCACCTGCTGAATTATTATGATGTCCGTCTACTGCTATGGTTGTATCACCTGCGGTATGTGCTCCATTAACTGCAACATTATTTACTTCATGTCCTCTAGCACTAGATATAACTGGGGGTACTATTTGGAATGTTTCTTTTTGACTTCTTTGCTTAATTATAAATGCATAAACAGGAGCAAATTTAGTTCTTCCCATAGGTGCATATGAAGCTGAGAACTTCCATCTTTGACCATCTACTTGAACACTAAACATCTTACCACTGTCTGTCGTAGATGTGATTGTTTTTTGTTCAGAACTAAATCCTAATGCCCTGAATGTTGGTGATGTTGGATATGTGCCACTCATTAAACTAACGCCTCTTTTCCTTGACTATTTAAAGCATCATTTATCACATTAACAATAACACTTCTACGTTTAACTAATAAATCATCAAATCCTTCTGTATCATTAGCATTAATAGTAATATTTACATTAGGTGATGCTAATTGATTATTGGGTACTATAGTTCCTGATGATTGAGGCACGAACATTTCCCTTCCTGCTTCACCCACCATATATGGTTGTCCTTCATTAACCCTACCACCTGATATTCTTGGTGCAGGTGCTGAACGTATAGCCGCAACTCTTGCCGCTCCTGCCGCATATGCCGCTCCTGCCATAGCTATATTTAATGGGAATAAACCTGCGTATTGAGCCATAACCCTTGAAGCGGTTGCATGAGCATTAATAATAGCCTGTCCAATTTGAAATGCTTGATAGGCTCTAAATGCAGTTTTATTTAATTTAGCTAAATCACTTAATGCACTATCAGTTAATCCAACTATTTCATTTTGTGCTCTTTTTTCTAATTCAACTCTTTCTTTTGCTTTTCTAATTTGGTTATCTAAAACTCTTTGCACTTCTTCATCTAATTCTCTTTGTCTTTCAATTTCAGCATGATTTATAGTTTTCATTATTTTACTATTACGAATTGCAAATTGTTGCATTCCTTTTGCCAATTCCATGTTTTTTGATAGTGCTTCACTATTTTTATCAACAATTTCTGTTTGTTCTTCTATATTTTCTTTTGCTTGTTTAAAATTATGAGAAAGATGTCCTGTTTCAACAGATACTTTTCTGATTATAGGCTCTAAAGGTGTAAACTTATAAATTAAATCATCTAATGTTTTGGCTAACTCTGGATTATTTATTCTTAAATCTTTTATAACATCATCCATTCCTGTTAGTTGATTTACAATTTCATAAATTGGTCTATTGAAGAAAGAAAAAATATCAGCAGTAGTTTTTACTGCCGCACCTAATAATAATATACCTTCTGCTAATGTAGTGCCTATTGTATTAGCTATTTCTTTAATATCTTCTGAATTAGCTTCTAAAAATTTTTTTAAATCGCCTAATTCATCAGTTAAAGTACCAATTAACTGTTCTGATATATTTTTTTGAAAATTAAACAATTCATCTTGAAGCATTGATGTTGTTCCTGTGAGGGTTTTTGCTAAATCATCTGTTGCGTTTGCAAATTTACCATCACCACTAAATGCTTTTTCAAATGCGGCAACTGTTTCATCAATAGAAACTTTTGCACCTTCTTTAAATCCTAATAAACTTCTAACACCTTTTTCTCTAAAAATATCTGCCGCACCAATACCACCAGAAAAGGCTCTTTGAATTTGTGAACCTGCGGTTGTAAAATCAAGTCCTGTGACTGCGGCTACATTACCTGTAATCTCTAATATTCTATTAAGGTCGTTTGCATCTTTGGCTACAACTGCCAAATTACCAGATGCGGCAGTAATTTCTTCTAATGAGAATGGAACTTTTGATGCGAATTTAGATAAATTATCAAAAGCTAATGTGCCTTCTTCAACTGAACCAAATAAAAATTTAAAACGAACTTGTAGATTTTCTACTTCTTTCCCTACATTAATGATAGACCTAACAGCGATACCTACACCTAATCCTATAAGTGCATTTTTAACATTTAGAATAGATTTTTTAGTATTATCTAAATTTCCTTGAACTTGATTAAGAGCCTGTTTGGATTTATCTCTTGCAATAATGTCAATATTGAGTTTTTTTGTCATTATCTTCTTTTACCTTGCATCTTCGCTTTGTTCAATGCTTTTTGTTCTTCTTCATGTTTGAGATTGTAATAGGCTATCCACATAGAAAATTCTTCTACTGGCATTTGCATTATTTCGCTAATAGTTTTATGTAGCTTTTCTGCTAAGAAAAAATGAAATCTGAAATTTGAATCAGAATTTAGTTTTTTTTTAAGTCTTTAGTATTCGTATCTGAGGAAAGGATTTGACTAGCAACTCTGCTAATA